GAGTCCGTCTGCGAAGACATAAACAGAATATTTGGTGTTTGTTCGACTGCGATGCTTAGCATTACACTCCAAAGCCAACTGATACAGGCGCTGGTAGAACGTGAAAAATTCAGACGCCTTGGCTGCTGCTTCCTCGGTCTTGAAGGAGCGTCCAGCCTTAGTCCATGTAGTCCATATAGGATGTGCGGGTATTGAGCTGCGCTTAATTGTAGCTCCCGATATTTCTATATAGAAGCTTCCGCCACTTGGCTCCCATGGAACCATTTGTTCAGACGTTGCTAACGCTTTACAGAGTTCTTTGATTTCCCTAGTAATGTCTGACTGGTCAGCCGCTACTTGACGTTGACGCTCTTCGAGGGCTCTGAGTTTTTGTTCGTGTGTGTTCATATATTATTTTGTGATTTTGAGGTTCTTGACGCCGAGTTTTTGTTCCAGCTCAGCGACTGTCATTTCAATGCTCCACTCTCGTAACTTTTGAATAGTGTTCATGTTAGAGGTGTAAAAAATTAAACCCGCACAACGTGTATGTTGTGCGGGTCGTTTTAGTGGGTTGTGCCTAGCTTCTAATCACTTCGCGGGTCTCCGTGTTGAGTAGACCTTGAAGTTTTAGATTCTTATTGTTAGGGTAGACCTCCGGGGCCTCCGTGTAGGTGTTTGACTCTCCTACGAATAAAATATCAAGCGTCCTAGCGTCCTCCGACTCAGCATAAACTGCTACGGAGCTGCCAGGGTGCATGCTGCGCATATCGAGCAGACTGTCCCACACTGTCTCTTCGAGTGCCCACTGCTCCGGCAGTGCTTCAGCGAGGCTTCCATCTTTAACTATCCTTATTTTCATCTTTTATAATTACTGTTTTATTCTCTACGGCACGCACCACAGCGTGATGCACTCCAAGTGTCTTGGCCACCATGCGACGGGACATGCCCCGTCCGCGTAGTAGTCGTGCTTTTATAGCCAGAGGTCTTGATATTTCTTTCTTCATTTATTTTTGATCATGTACTTGAGATACTTCTCGGTGGCACTCCACACTTCTTCTTCGGAGTTATTGGCGTCGATCGTGTAGATGTCGACATGGCTCCCTGGTAAGATGGAGTGCGCGAAGTCGTAGGCTGTAGCTATACGGCCCAAAGTGGCGGGGTCCTTCTCAAATATGGTAAGTTCATCACCACTCTCTAGCACACGCTTGCGTGCATTCTCCGGGGTTACGGAGTAGACGAGGTAGCTCTCTGGATACAGCTCTACCGGTAGTGCCAGTTTAAGAGCGTCCATCACAGCGTAGATGCTGCGTCCAGGTAACAACCCCTGATAGATAAGAGTAGACAGCGTCCATCTGTTTAGGAGTACCCACTTACCAGAACGAAGTGCGGGGTGTATTAATTCCACCGCGGATGACACTAGGCTAAGTAACATAGCCTGTAGTCTAATTCGTTCTGGTAAGTCGTTTCTGAGAAAGTGTTCCCGGACCATTACGGCTAATTCCGTAGTTCCTGGGTTGGACACTGTCTCAGTGGCGATACCTTGCGCTTCTAAAAACGCTTCAGCTCGCCGCATTTGTGAGGATTTGTAGGATCCTGCACAGCCCTCGAACGCGATTACGCGTGGGGATAATTTACTGTCACTCATATATAACTTGGTGTTGGTGGTTATTGCAGACCTAGCGCGTCGATGAAGAAGGGTGTCTTTTCCCCTAAACTGGCTCCCATTATGTTGGTATGCAAGGTTTGTTCTGCTGTAGTTGCATCATCATCGCTGTCCACTTGGGAGTCTATAAGACACTGCTTTGCTTTGATTGGGTCGTAGACTAGTGCTACGGGTGTGGATCCATCAACCGCGACACCTAAGACGGCATCGAATAAACTATCCCACACGATAAGTTTATACTCTTTAATAATGTGCCTGAATACGCTACCGGGAGGTTGGATTAAGAACAGTGGTTTGGGCTTCCCTTTAGTTGTGAGGAATCCCTCTACGGATCTTAAGCGTTCCATATAATCATCGTGTGCCTCGGATGTGAGGAACTTACAAGCCTCTAGGCTGTATAGCACACGCGGTGTGTCATTCTGGCGATGGACGGCGCCCATAATGGCGGTATCCATGTTGTCCCCAAGGAAGTGAAATATCGCCCATGGGTATCGGTCTTGAACTATCTTTGATTTATTGTTCATTGTGTATTTCCTGATTTTACTCCAGACAGGAACCTGGTTTTTGATTTAGGAGTCCAATCCCCATTTAGAGGGCTGGAGCTCATTAAATCAACATAACTCGACGCCAATCAGTAAACTATTGTGATTGACTTCAGGCGGTCTGGGTGCAAGTTCATCCGCCCGATGTAAGAGCTAACAGGGAGTTGTTTCTCGATAGCATTTTTGGCAAGTGTCTTAGGCTTGGAGTTCACTACCTTTGTCTTGGGTTTAAGATTCTGGGTTTCAATAACCTTCAAGTTGAGAATGACCACAGCGCCCGGGTTAGACTCTGATGTTGCGTAGTACTTATGCGTATCTAGGGTCTCGTTGAAATTACGCTGTGCGTGCTCTCCGGACAGTGTCTTTTCGAAGCTGGTGATCTTCTCTGACAGAGCCTCGTTAAATACCGCATCTTCGAAAGACCCGTCATTGGTGACTTTTAACTCTTGGAGCTGTGTAAGAGACTCTTCCACCAACTTTTTGTAACCACCCGCGGGTAGCTGGGATACAGTGTAGTTGCAAACTGAACCACTGGTTGATTCGTAACCTTCGATGCGTATCGCTTTCTTTTGGGAGAATGCTTCCTCCACTACTTTTTTGATGTTATCTGGTGTCATAATATTTTGTTGCTTTAGTTTATTTTTCTAGGATTATGCAGCTATGAATAATACTGAGTATATCCTAGGAATGGATCCCGGTAAGTCCGGGGCGTTGTGTTTTCTACCTCTTGATGGTAGTGCTTTGATTTACCTCGCTACTCCTACTATAAAAGGTACGCGAGAGATTGATCTGTGTAAGATATATCGCTTTGTGCACCCTTTAATGGCGTGTACGAGGGTTTGTGTGATTGAAGATGTTCATTCAATCTTCGGAACGTCCTCAAAGTCCAACTTCCAGTTTGGAAGGTCTTTGGGTAACATTGAAATGCTCCCTGTCGTATTCGGGAAACCTCTTATAAAGGTGGCTCCTAAGACCTGGCAGAGAGTCGCTTGGCAGGGTATACCTGTCGTGAAGAATCCTAAGGTTGTAAAAGCCTCCAAGAATAAAGACGGCACTTTAAAACCAGAGCGCACCTTGATGAAAACAGATACTAAGGCCACGTCTCTGAACGCGGCGAGGCGCTTGTTTCCTAAAGAAAGTTTTCTAGACAGCCCTCAGAGCAGTGTAGCGCACGACGGCGTGGTCGATGCAGCACTCATAGCATATTGGGCTAAGCGAGAGAACATCTAGCAGGTGTCCGGAACTAAAATTTCGGTATCGCTTCTTCCTTGCCAGCTACGTCCTCTCCCGACAACAGTTCGTCAATAGCATCATCCTTTTCAGAATCTGGGGACACGCCTGGGTTCCCTTCAGAAGATTCTTCCGTATCCTTCTCTAAGCTTAGTCCGCTCTCGGCTTCCTCAGAGATAGCCCCATCCGGTTGTTGCTGCGGCTGCTGGACTTGCTCTATAGCGCGTTGAAGTAAATCAGGGACTCTGAGCTCAGGAACACCTAGCTCCTGCTCCGGGGATGTGTTGTCTTCGATCTGTAGTTCCTTTAGAATGTCTGCTGAAGCTTCTTTTCTGAGCATGACTCCGTATGTGCAGACGATACCAGTCAGGGCTTCCTTGATGTGCTCTGGTAGGGTGGAGGCGAGCTTAACAAGCCCGCTGGCCATGTTGCTGTACTCTGCTGCGGCCAGCACCTTTACCGACGGCCCCAACCCTGCGCTCTTGACTGCAAGTATGTGTGCAAGCTCCCGAGCCACGGGTGATGTTGTCGACGCGCTGGCACCTTTGACAGTCTCTAGCGCGAAGTCCATACCATTGAGCGCTGCCGACTCAAGCTCAGCGTGCCTGCCGGAAGCAATCGCATGAACAAGGTCTGGAAGGTCGGATGCCGACTTCTCAGCATGCGTCACAAGGTGTAGAAGGAATTCAGCACCGTCGTCCAAATCGTAGGTTATCGGAAATGAAGCTTCCTTACCCCGCAACTCCTTGTCTTGAGCGTCAGTGCTTTCCGGATCATCTTTTTCAACGGCGGTTGGTTTGATCTCCTCGCCGTGTCTGCTGCGTAATACAATCCGCTTAGGTCTGAGTTTATTGGTTTCCGTTTTTTTGTTCGTCGGGTAAGCGTCGTCGAGAAGTTTATGCGCAACCACACCGGAACCAAGCCCTAGAACCAAAGGCGCTGCCCACGGTAGGGATGTGAGAAATTCTAACACGCCCATACTCTTGCCTCCTTCTGCAGCCTGCTTAGGTTCGTCATCTCCCGCCTCAGCATCAACAGCGTCGATATAACCAAGTTGGGCCTGGTCTAGCAGCGCCTGATATCTCTTTTGCTTAAGGTTCTGATACAACTTGCGTACAGCGGCATACGAAGCCAGCGTACCTAAACCGCCGGCTGTCAATGCGACACCACCGCCGATGGAAGCTGTCTTATCCTTACTGGGAGGGAGTGTAACATATAGCACATCATCGTCGTCGGAGGTTGAAGCCCTCTCCGCGTTTAGAGTTTTAAGGTAGTTCGCCAAAGAGACGGCAAGCCCTGTCGCACCACCTACAGCGAGTCCTCCTGTTAGCATTTTTTTGATGAGTTGCGAGTCTCGTGAATTAAAGATTTTTTTGTCAGCCATTTTGTTTTCCTATTCGATGTTTTTGTCAGAGGGTCGTATAAGTTTCTTATAGAGCACCTTCGCGTGTTTAACAAGTATCAACCACTTACCCTCGTAGAACTCTTTTTCTTCCAGGTAAATTAAACTTCTGGGCGCTTCCAGCGGCACAGTGCCTCCTAAGAGTTTGTTGTATTCTTCTAAGTCCCTGGGAATCTCGAACACACTGCAACGAGGAGACTCTTGCTTACAAGTCTGCGGTAATACTATAAATTGATCGGCCAGCGTGGGCTCTTCCGTCCAAATAGGACTGCCGTCCGAGTTAACCTTAGCATCATACGCCTTACCATCTTCCTGGTTACTGACAGGCTTTTGTTTCTCAGGTTGTTTTTCTTTATTAACACCAGAACCAGGCGCTACTTTAGATCTATGCGATTGGGTCATGTTGCTCATATTGCTCTAAGTCTTCGTCGGTTACCATACCTTTATCTTCCAAATCTCTGGATATCTCATCAGTTATCTGGTTGTAGTAATCTATCCGGGCTTTGGTAGCTTCCAGTTTCGCTTCGTCTTTGTCAGCGTCTCGGTTCATTTTCCAGCTCACAGCACCTCCTGCCGCACCGACCCCAGCTCCGAGGCCAGCTAGTGTGACAATCATTGAAGGTGTGGCAGCGACACCTTTACCAACCAAGGAAGGTATTAAGCCTGCTAGGAATCCCACTCCGGCGGATTTTTCGGATCCGGCGAACTCCCTGTCAACACGCTCCACGACAGTTCCTAAACCTGTTAGCGCGGAGTCGAAATAGACGTTCAAAGGTTCTGGCCAGGCATACGCAGCTGCGAGCTTTTTAAACACCCAGTATTCTGGTAGATCTTTCTTACCACAACCTTCGTACATATCGGCTGCCATCTTACAGACACAGGTTTTAACCACCGTATCCTGGCTGGCCGTAGCGTGCGCCGCCTGTTTAATGTCAAGTGTGTAAGGGTCTACGCCGTGCAACACACAGGCTAAGTCCGCTCCGAATTTCTTATATTTTTCAATGTTAGCTTCCATAATATTATTGGTTAAATTGGGTTCCCGAATATCGAATGATTGTTTAAAGAGTTCTGACCTAGTGCATTCTTGGGGGCTCCTCCGAAAAGAGTACGACCTACCACACCCCCTACTAACCCAGCGAATAAGGTGCCTCCTAGTCCGGCCCCTAAAAGAAACTTAGCAACAATTGCAGCTGTGCCGGCGCCGAAAGAAGCACCTAGCATATTAGCCAGACGCTCCGCTTGCTGTGGTGGAAGTTTTCTAACTCCCTGCATCAAGTTAGCTCTCTCTGAGAAAGACAAACCTTGAGCACTGCGCAGCTCGTCGATTATCGCCTGTTGTGACCCTTCACGCCAGCTAGCGCTCTTTCTGTTTTGGTAGCCTCTGTATGCTCCGTAGCCTCCTCCAAGCACACCAAGCATCAGCGCCATTCTTGCAGGGCTTATATGCTCATTCTTACGTTGCCCTAGCAATCCAAGAACTCCACCGGCACCGGCCCCAAGAACGGCTCCGATTAAACCTGCGGGGAGAGCGCCCCCGGAAAAACCTCTATTAACAATATTGTTACTACCAGCCCAGTTTGTTATACCACTTCCCATCCTATAGCCTAAGCTTTGCGGCATGGTGTGTTGATTGCGGTATTTACCTAGGACGGCAAGCTCCGGGTTACTGGTTTGCCAGTCGCGGTGCTGGGGTAGCGTGGCCTTAGCTTGCAGACCTTTCAACTGCATCTTAGGGTTTTCGCCGTCTATATCCAATCTGCTTTTATCAACAAAATTGTATCCTTCAGCCTTATCTGCGGCTGTAAGTAGTGTAGGGGTGGGAGTTTGCATGTTAACCGGTCTTGTATTCTCCTAGACTAGCACCGTGTCCGGTACCTGTGATAGTTTTCCAGCCGTTGCCCGCTTCGACTTGGTTCTTCATAGGATACTCGTGATTAGTTTCATCTACATTTACACCCCAATCAGGAAGCCCTGCAGGAACTGAAGAGTCCTGACTGTGCCAGTTACCTACACGACTACGCATCGATTGCGCAAGGTCTTCCTTCGCCTCAACGGCGGCCTTGATCAGACACGCCTGCAATAGTTCCGAGTTTTTCATACCTCCAAGCTAAGGTGCTCTGCCCAATACAGCAAGTGAAATTAACCCCCGGCGATCAGCTGACCTACAGACTGTCTACCTTGTGAGGCGGCCGCGGACCGCATCTCTTCCATCTTCTGCTTTACTGCTGCGTGTAGATTCGGGTTCGTGGCCTCTATGTCCTGCAGCATCTTACGCCGCTCCCCGTCCGATTCGATCTGTAGCAACTGCGCAGCCTGCTCCTCGGCCTGAGACATAATGTCTAAAGGTGTTGTGGATCCGCCTGCAGGAGATCCTCCAAGCCCCGCACCACCTGCGGTACCTGGTTGCGCTCCGCCCATCTGCGATGCTATGATGTCGTCGGCGGAACCCATTGTCTGCTCTCGCTCGAAATCTGCCTGAATCTTCTGCTGCGCGCGTTGGATTTCAATGTCTTCCTCCATCCGCTTCTTGGCCTCCTCGATAGGATCTTTAATATTGAACTGTTTGTAGACCTTATCACGGCTCACCTCACCACCTGCGGCTAGTTGCAGGTAAACATGGCGCTGTTCAAGATCATCTGCGATCGATGGAAGCTGCAGGGTTACACCAATCTGCTCGCGACCTGTGTAGTCTAAAATGCGACGTGTGGCCCACTTAAGCATGCGGTCATAGTTCTGATGCATGAAGTAGAAAGAGTTCTCAAACAATCGAATAGCTGTAGGAATCTGCTGAACCTGCAGAGAGCCTCTAAACAACTCCGCAGGGTATCCCATACCATCAAGCATGTCGTTGGTCTGATACTCGATCAGATCTTTAGGAGTCAGCTCTTTACCACTAGCACCTTCCTCCTGGTATCGTATAGGAAAAGGGAAAGCATGTATCTGCTCAGGATTCTTGCGCCGGGAAGCTATGAGATCCTTCACACGGTCTCCCCATACACCCAGGTGTGAATACATTGTAATGTCTGAGGCGTTGTTGCCCAGCTCTGGTGAGAAGAGGCGGAACGGTAGCATGTAATCCCGTCCGACAGACTCGTCTATCTTACGGTATACCTGCAGCTGGTGTAAGGATCGGTAGTTGACTAAAGTCTCCGGAACACCCCAACCATTGTTAGACACTCCGGAAATTGTAGGCGCCTTGAAGTGAAATACTTCGTCTTCCTGGAACATAAAGTCCTGATCATTCTGGATGGCTTTAAGCATCGCTATAGGCGTCTTGTTGACTTGATAAAGTCGGCCTTCTTTTATCTGACTCACGAACCACTCCTCAAACTGGTAAATGAACGTTGTGTCCCGCCCTATCCAAGAGAACTGCAATCGCATGCGCTTGGGATCTAAAGGTGCGAGCTTGATCCGAGTAGACTCGGTAGAACGTCTGTCCCTAAAAGGCAACTCTACCGTAGGTATACTGCCACCTTTATGCTTACTCATCGCCGCGGGATCCGGGACTGTGTAAGTCATTCTTGTTAGATTGAATTTAGCATCGTTGCCGAACATATCCAACGAGTATTCTTTCAGCCGCCCTTCTCTACGGTCGATCAGGAACCTGTCGAAAGGGAAGCATATCCGCCAGAAGCTATTTCCGTAGCATGACCACTCCTCCCCGGCCGTAAGCATTGCGCTGTATAGATCCAACTCCTCTGTCAGATATTCTTTAAGCTCATCCCGCTCTCTCTGATCACCCTGCTTGCCTACAAAGTCGATGTCCGTAACGAAGTGTGCTACCACTCGCTTAGAGGCCCTGCGGTATAGAGGGTTCATGTAGAATAGAAACATGCAGAACTCCAAAGCTGAATCCAAAGATGTAGGCATGTATTCGCTGCTAGGTAGTAAGAACGGATCGGAGAATTTACCACCTGTATCAAATATGTTAGCAAGATCTTGGTTTTTTTGTGACATGTTTATTTATCCTCTGGAATTTTAAGATCTTCTATTTTAACTTCGGGGGCCTCTTCAGAATTACATACAGCGGAGCCCTCCTTCAAGGTCTGCGACTTGCGTCCACTAACCTCTGAAGGCGTCTTACCTACCTCTACTCTTCCGTTTTTAATCATTGAATCTATCCACTCGAAGAAATGAGACTAGACTGAAACCTAGCTCTTGGAAAGTGAAAAACCCACCTGCGTATATCACTCTGTAAGTGGTGCTGTCGTGAGTTATCTCTATCTCAGTCTTAAGATCTGGTTCGAATGTTGTTCCTAAAGGTACGAAGAAAGCTAAAGCCTGTTCAGTCACGCAGAACTCCATAATATCCATACTCATGGTGAGTTTAGGCATCTTTATGCGCACACTATCTCGCACAGCAGTATCCAAGTGATCCCGGACACGTTCAGTAGGTTTCCTGCGCCGCGGTACTCGCTCTTGCGTAGTCCGGGTAACTTCGACGACGACCGCTGTCTTATGGGCTACGGGTATTCGCATTGTCTCATTCGGATCTGGGTCATCCTCCAGCAACAACAGCGCCGCATTATCGACACTTCCGTCGTCCTTGTTATTGCTATTACCTATGATGGCGTCCCGCATAGCCCTGCTTTCACGCAACGATTCTGGTTCTTCCCCATAGTCTATCAATCCACCTAACACATCATCAGTACCACTCATATTTTAGCTCCATCTACCATTTGTTTCAGTTTACCCACTATACGTAAAAGCCCATCAATGTCGCAAGACGACTTCTTAATAGATACGGCCTCACAAGTCTCCTTGTTTGTTATAAGGCCCAGCTCGACAAACAACCGCTCGGCCTGTACATCCCCTGTAATCTCCAATACGTATCTGGTGAAACGTTTCCTGTCGGATAACAGTGCTCTAGCTCGGAGGTCTGTACCGAACATCGATTTTAACTCCACGGTGTAGTGATCTCCCAGCGTTTGATAAACCAGGCCGCCTACGATTACAGCAGCGTGCTGCAACGACTTAAACTGCGTGACGATGTCGCCGACTCGTGCGCTTAGAATAAAATCTTTCCGGAGGTCTCTTAAGTCGCTTGGGGAGCTTTCGAGAGCTTGTAGCTCCCTACTGAAACTCTCCCGTAGCCTTGTGGAATTCGAGCTGCTGGGATATGTTGCCCCGCTCATCCACCGCCACACAGCCACTCTGCTTAAGCTAGTACCTGTCCTTTTACTAAACTCTCTAGCAAAGGTTGTAGCGTTCCACCCAGTTGATGCGAATAGAAATCTTAACGTTCTACTCCATCTTAATTTATCATCTAATACGCAATCGTTCGACATAACCTGAGACCTATAAAAGGAGCTTAGGTTGCCGAAGCAACACTTAAATAATTAACTACGCTTCCTCGCCGACAAGCGCCCCCATCATCTCCGAGTACTTATCTCCACGTCGCGCAGCCTGTTTGATATAGCTGGCGTGAGCCTTTTTGACGGTGTTAGAATCCCGACCGGCCGCGGTCAGGTGCGTGACGACTGCTTTAGAAGCAGCTTTATTGATACGGGTTAGAATTTCTTGTGGTTCCATAGTAGTTGTATAGTTGAATTAATTTCTTGTGTTTAAGAAGACCCTATACAACTAGACGTGCCGTTATCTGTCAAGGAAACTTATGCAGGTAGCTTAACCACGAGCCCGTCTAAGTCTTGCGCACTGAGCCACCGGTATCTTTTCTTACGGCGATCGTAATAGCGCTGGTATAATTTACCGTCCCTACCTATCTTACTGCCCTCAGCCATACGGGTGTCGATGCCCGCCCTCGACGATTCTGGCCCTTCGATAGAGGATAAGAACCCGAACTGCGAAGTGTTCAACGCCTGAGCCTCCTCCGTAATAGCCTGGTCCGACCCCAAACCCCCGGGGCCCATGAGTGTCATACGTCGGGCCTGCTCTACGAGCTGCATTGGATTGATCTCCTCCAGAGGCGCAGACAACACACTACCCAGCAGGTGTTGCTCGGTGTAAGGGTCGAAGTAGAATGAGTGGATGGGTTTCAAGCTCTTGTGCTTCGCGACACGGTAGGCCAGCTGTTGGCGTAGCTTACCAGCATCCATCTGAACTCTTTCACGTAGTAAGTCATTTGTTCGAAATATCTTCTTAAACTGTAGGTTGTCTCGCTCGTCCGGTGGTTCGACGCCCTTGTTGACCGCTAGAAGCTTCTCAGTGGATGCTAGAATACCTTCCAGACCTACGGACACACTCTCCTCAACCTCATCATCTTCATAGACGCTGCTGGCTTCTTTGCAGGATTTCGCCTGCTCGAGTTTGTCGAATATGTCGTCTATAAGGCTCATTAGAATAGTTTGGTCTGGGTTGGTGCTTTAGGTTTAGACAGTTGATCCGTTATCGACTTCAGCGCACTCTCCGGGTTCCTGAACATTGGAGACTTTTTGGCTTCTGTAAAGGTCATACGTGCGGCGTCCATTAGGTGTCTGTCAGCCGCATCACGCATACCATGCTTCCACAGAGTGGTGGCTCTCAGGAATGCCTGTAGTTGCTTCTGCTTAGTCAGCAGCGAGGCTGCCTTGGTGATCTGTTTGTTATTCATGTCCGAATGCCGCTATGTCTGCTTCAGCTGAGCGGCGGCGTCCTTCCTCAGGACTCTGCGCGTAGCCTAGTAGTTCGTGTTGAGTGATGATGCGGTGACTTGCGCACTCCTCGCCTGGGTGTGTTACTTGGAGGGATGCGCTCTTCAGCTCGCCCGTGTTCTCCTCCACCCCGACAGCTCTGTCGTCGAATAGTTTAACCATCCCAGGTGTCTTACGGTTGGTCACCTCCATAGGTGGTAGCTTGTGTGTTGCGAGCCACGCCTCCACGAGCTTGCGCTGCGGTTCGCTGACAGCTCTCGCCGTGAACACCTTCACTTCTTTACCCTCATCGATCCATGCGTTGACGCGGTCTACCATCTTTTTGATGGGTTGTCCGATGATAGCCGGGTTAAACTTCTTCCCGTCTCCACTATTCTCCGCGAGTGTGCCGTCGAGGTCGACTGCAATGTACGGAGCCTCCTTCTTGGAGCGCCCGCGGTACTTCTTCTGAAACTTACGGAGGTCCTTAACCTGTGGTCCTATGTAATCCGGATCATCTAAAGTGGACTCCACCAATATAACCTTCTCTGTCTTAGAGTTGGTAGCCTGGTACGTGCCGGCACTCAGTCCATGATCGTATGCGATAAACAGAGGGCAATCCTTGAACTTCCCACGCGACTGGTAGCCGAGTAGTGCAATCTTATCCGACATCTCCAAAGGATCTAGCCCGAACTCCTCACGCATCTCTCGGAGTATGGTCTGCTTCAAATTCGAATCCCGCTTGTCCTTACCGCCGCCAGCGGGGCGTAGCTTGCCTACAAGCTTTGGGTCCATACCCTCCTCCGCATAGTTCTCCTCTAGGAGGAACTTACCGTCAGGCTGAGCGAACAGAACCCCGGCGCCGAATCGGGCGAGCTTCTGCATAATGCGTAGGCCTTCCGGGGCAGAGCTTGCCTTAGTGAATGTTGATCCGATCGGCGCCTCGGCCGGTGCCGGTACAACTGGAGCCAGTTTAGGAGCTTGAGTTGTGACAGGAGCTGCTGTAGTCGCTGCGTTCGGACGCACCATTGCTTCCAGCGGATCTGCTACGGACACAGGAGCTGCAGGAACCTCCTGTGTGTTGTAGAATTCACGAGGGTCGAACTTACTGCGCGTATCCCAACCCTTATTAACGCCGTACTTTTCAGGATTCTGCGTACGTAGGCGATCGTAGCGCTCCTGCTGAAGACGCTTTATACTCTCCATGGCAGCATCGCGATCCATAGCTGGTAGGGCCTTAATGCTAGCAGACCCGAATATACCATCTGCCCCAGCCTCGCCTATATCCAGTCCTTGCTCAAGCATAGCCTGTTGGAGCATCTTCTGCGCCGCAGCGGGTGATCCATTAACACCTACATCAAACACCTTCTCTCTAAGAGCAGGGTAGTCGTCAGGTAGATAATCAGGCCAGTAGGAGCGATATATCTCAGTCGCACGCTCGTCAGTCATGTTAGCGATATCTTCACTCGGGTGGGCTTTGGTGCTTATTCCTTTGTTGGTAAACCCTCCAGAGTCTGTGACCGTCCCACCTTCACGGTCTAGCACACCGCGCACCGCTTGATCAAAGCCTCGTATAGGTTGAGTCACTACGGCTTCCTTCGCAGACGCGGCCTTCTGCACTGATTTGAGACCCTCTATACCAGCGGCGAGCATAGACGGATTAGACCCTTGGGAACCTGTTACAAAGTCGAGTATCTGCTGCTCGAGCTGTTCAGCGGGCGCATATAAATCCAACCCTGCCTGGTTCTCATTGTTAAGGAACTGCGCCAACACCTGCAACTCCTCCGAGTTCAACGCAGCGACTTTCACCGTAACCTCAGCCTGCTTACACTGCGCATCCTTGGTGTGTAACGCCTCCTTAAGAGAAGCCAGCTCACGCCAGGAAGCGGCCTTCTGTCTCGAAAACATATTTGGTAGATTACGCTCAGCCACACGTCGCTCCACCTTAGACGAGTCCATAGCCGTCCGCACCGCTGAGATCTTGTCCTCGCGCGTGGCTGCGGGGTCCTGCTTAAATTTACTGACAAGACGATCGTAGGCTTTATCCAAAACTCGACTGTCGTATTTGGCCGCGTTGGCTTCTAATATTGCAGGGCCCCAGCGTTTAGCGAGTTCTTCGTCAGAAGTACCCATGTCTCTCAGCAGGCTATACAGGTGTAAGTTTGCCTGGTGTATGTGGAGCTTATACTGCTTTGTCTCCGGCAGGAATCCTACACGGAATGCACTGCCTGTTCCTCGACGCACATTGAATTGAGTCTCCAACTCTCCATTCTTCTTACGCCGTGTGTAAACTCCGGGACGTAGTCTGCCTTGCATGATGGAAGCATACTCATTACCTCCGTGGATGAATGTTCCTCGCTCTGTGAGATACGGAACCCTCATCAGAGTGAGATCCTTCTCGTCGAGCATCTCATTCGTATTATCATCAAAAAGACGCACCTTGCCTCGGAGGCGCCTTGCCAAGTACTTATCCTTAAGTAAGGCCTCCTTCTGCTGCGCAGGATCATACTCCTCTGGATCTACGTATTCCAGCGATTTCAACTCTGTGCGTATGCCATTATGAGACAGAGGGAATGATTTTTGAAGTGCGTCCTTGGCATCATCAAATATCAACTTCCGGTGTGTCTGGAAATCTTCAAAGTCGTATAGGTCGACACCTTCTGGAGTTTCGTCAGGGAGTGGCATTTAACAAAGCTATGCGCTCGTCACGTAATCTTCAAGTTTGGATTTACCTACTAGAATAGATAAAAAAGAAAGGACGGGCTGCTACACCCGTCCTTTCGTCCTTCCGCCCTCACATGAGGGGCGGCACTGCGATATCCGGCTCGATTATATCGAGTATCCGGAGGTCCTGCGAGCGAAGTTCATCCACCGTGAAGTCCAGCTCGCAGCACGCGGGTAACTGTGCGCCTACTCCTTCGTCGGAGTAGAATTCTTCCTTATCTAGGAGGTGAGTTTGTTTCACCCACCTATCCAGTTGGTTTGCTGGAGTCGACCAGGTTATAAACATGGTCCGCCCCTCGCGTAACTGATATAAGTGATAAGACGCTCTCAGTCGCAGCAGCTCAATGTCTCCTTCTTCCAAAGGAGACTCGCATACTAGCGAGTATATATCATCTATGCTGGAGTAGCCTATTGGATACTCTATTATCTTCAACCGGACTTCCTGTCCGGTGTTGGGGTTCACCCGCAATACTGCGGGTTCCCCCTTCTCCGCCTCTACGGCCATAACTGGTATGACCGGGGATTGGCATAGGGCGTGCCGATACCTGAGGAATTCCCACATCTCTGTGGTCTTCCTCAGGTGGTATTGGTATTCCATCCCCGCCGGGGTTTGGATTTCCCTAACTACCCCCAACACGTGGTGAGGGAGGTCGGGTCTTATGTGGTAGGACCCGGACGGGGTCCTCAATCTAACCCGGTCAAGGGTCGGAGTGAGGCTTATCCCCTGTGAGGTCATCGCCGCCCCGCGCTGGAGGTCGTCCTCCGAGACCTCCAGCCCATCGGAGCTCCAGGTTATCTTTCGAGGGGTTGTCCCCTCGAAAAGCAAGTCCGCACAATAGCGGACTAGCTCGAGGTTATCAACACTGGGGTCTCCCCCAGTGTTGATGATTGGCACTGCCTGGGCGTGGCCCAAGTAGTGCTGTTCAAACTTAACCGCGTGCGCTACAATTGATTTTGATTTCATAGTTATATTTTTTTATTTTTTACGGAGTCACAGGAACGTGACTCCTAGAATAGTAGAGTCTTCTACTATTCTTATATAACTAGAAATACCTTATAATTGCTTAGTCGCTCTGAGTATCACCACCAGCGAAATCAATCTCCACACGGTTACCCGCCACGGACATAACCTCGTGCCTGCCGTCTAGTCGCATACCGGGCTTAATCTCTGCGACGGTGTCGAGTAGTTGAATGACGCGGATAAAACCTTTAGTCAATACATGCCCGGGGGCCGTTTTGATGTCAATCTGTCCCTCAGCGCCTACAGTGAGTTGAATGAGGTCAGGGTTTTGTTCGTCTGCCCTTGCTACGTTGTGCATCAGTTTCCTAAGCTTCGGAAAAGTATCCACAGACGTAACAATACCATCCTCATTGATGCCCACAAGGAATTCTAGATCCCTACGCATATCCATACCGGGGTGTGGTTGCTTGGGACGTGGTTTCCCTTCGACGCGGCGGAAGACATCCCTAGTGCAGGGTGCGTGGCGTAGGTTACTCTGCGCTGTTATGAAGTGGACCGCCGTGTTGGGAGCGTCTAAGACCTCGCCTGCTGTGGTGCTGGGCGGGTTCATTCGCACAGCGTGTATCTGCTGCTTAAACTTACGGATGGGTTTTTTGATAGTGTTAGTGTTACTCATGTTCGTTGTATTTGGTGGTTGTTTTTGTAGGTGTCGTGGAAATATCCACAACAGTTTCTTCTTCTTCTCTGAAAAGCCCCAAGAACCAATTAATTGGTGCCATGAGGCTGGTGTAGCTCCATTTAAAATAGGAGGCTAGTAAAGCTCCTACGTAAATAAGGAGGCATGCTATTAATAATGTTACAATACTCATTTTCTTTGTTTGTCGTATATTTGTTTCTCCACCAGTAAAGACTCCTTTAATCCAGGAGTGCATACTCCACACTGTTCCAGGTGATACGTGTGGTTGGCTAAATAACAGAAGCCGCTCTTGTCTTTGTTCGGCGCCAAGCGCATAACAACCTGCCGACACTGTGCACACACGATGCGCGCAGTCTCCCGGTCGTGCTTCTTGGCTGATTTACAGTCCTTGCACACATTACTTATAATGGTGCATACACCCGAATGAAACACCTCTAACTTATGCACGGCTACAACATTGTCGCACACGCACTTCATGTTCTTACCATCCAACAAAGAATCTTTCAGAGCAGACGGTGGCTGAAGTTCTTTAAGAATTTTGGCTAAGTCATCGGGTATTTGTTTCATCGTATCAATCAGTCTTTACCGAAGTAATTTTCTAGGTATTCGTGTTTATCCTCATCAGCAGTGTCGAAGTAGGCAAGCAATTTATCAAAGTTAGCCCAGTCCCGAACTGCCTTCTCTTCCAACCTCGTGAAATCTATAAGGTTTAGAGGACCAGTGATGTGGGTAATCTTGCCGTTGTAGGGCGGCTCATACTTTAGATACTCATCTTTTTCCCACTGTTTAATGTGTTTCATCACAGTGTTCTGAGATATGCCTACACGCTCCACGAGCCAATCTAGGCTGATCGTTATATAGCCGCTGTCGGAAGCCACACCACCCTCCCTTAACATCTTGAAGTAGTTCGTCATACGCACGTCGCCCTCGTCAGGCTTGCCCAACTTAACACGAAACGTTTTATCAGTGTTACTAACACGCTTAATACAACCCGCACCTAAAAGCACTGATAGGGCAGCCGTAGTAAAAATGTCCTTCACACCGGACAGGCGCGACATTTCATTCATCTTCAAGTAAATCTCTCCATTAGAATCCTCACTCATTTTCAACGCATCGTAGATCGCTTGCACGTCTGTCTTATGAGGATTAGCTGACTCGATGAAGAAGTTCTGCACATCGATCGCCTTCTTATGTCTGTAGGACATACACAACGATGGTTTACCATCACGCCCTGCGCGACCACATTCCTGAGACAACGCCTCAAGACTTCCTGGAAGGTCTCGATGAATTACTGTCCTGATATCTGGTTTGTCGATACCCATACCGAACGCATTAGTGGCTACTACAATCCGAGCGTGGTTATCCATGAATCTGTCCTGGTTTATGCGCTTCTGGTCATTGGAGAGCTTCCCATGATAGTAAACCACCTCCTCGTCCATGTTATCGGACAGAAACACCGCCAAGTCTTCCACGTTCCTAATAGTTGAACAGTAGATAATAGCCGAACCTTCCCGACTTCTTAACAGATTTGCTATCTGCGCGTCCCCTTGCAGGTCCTCGCTTCGCAGCTCCAGGTTATCTCTACGTGGGTAGAACTTACATCTGTTGGCATGTGGTATGCCTAAAACACGTCGTATATCCTCCTCCACCTCTGCTGGAGCGGTTGCGGTGAATGCAGAAACAACCTTGGGGTCATACTCCTCAATGAAGCCTCCCACCTTAACATAGTCGGGACGAAAGTTGTCCGACCATTGCGACAGTGTGTGGGCTTCATCCAGCACAACCATATCCGGCGTTACGTGTTTCATGGCAGCTTTAAACATAGCGTTACCCAGCCTCTCTGGAGCCACGTAAAGGAATTTCAAATGTCCTGCCAACCAATCACTCAGTACCGCAGCATTCTCCGCCGGGGTCTGGAGTCCTGATATCTGCCCGGCTGGTATACCCTTCTCCCACAACCCCTTCACCTGATCACGCATGAGCGCCACCAAGGGGGAAAACACAATGGTCTTCCAGTCTAAACATAGTGTTGGGATCAAGAACACCGCTGTCTTCCCGCAACCTGTTGGCAGGATGCAGATAGTATCGCGTCCAGCCATGATGTTGTAAATCGGTATATCCTGCCCCTCGCGCATATTATCGAACCTAAGGCTTGTGAGAACCTCTGGTATGCGAGCCGCGGCACTCATAAGCTGCGACTTGTTTACACGAGGACCCCGCAAGGGTTTCTTACTTAAATCAATTTCTTCAGTTGCTGTTTGGACCATAGTACCTCCATATCTTTGCGAGTTTTGTAGTGAATTTTTCACGTTCTTCGATCTGTGCTGCTTCCGGACTTACAAGCCATGTCAACATAGTGTCCAGCCCGAACGAGGAACGCTCCTGGAATGTTAGTATGGAGTTTCCGTAAAACCACTCACACATATCAATGGTAGGTATACCCTCCAGCAGCCTAGGCTTTTTACTACGAAGCGCTCCTAGTCTATCGACTAGTTTTAAGACTCTGTGAGGGTGTATACACACAATTGCGGAGACGTTACACCACTTACTATGGCTATCCTCTAAGGCCTCCGCGATAGCATCTATCAAATCTGGTCCATCTTTATAACTATCCAACGCATAGACACTCTCCTCTAATGTGTCCCCACAATCGTAAACTACTCTCATGCATTGACACGAGAGCAGGTCTTTCAGACTTGCCGGGGCTTTGACTACGCCTGCTGTGGTATCCCACACCTCATCGAATAGGATAAAGACTTTCTTATTAATGCAAAATTTTTCTACTTCCATTTTATTTTAACTGGGTTAGGCAGGCTCATTAAACGTAGGCCTGCGACTGCGGTATCGAATATTTTAGTCTCTTTGCTCCACAGGTGTCTGTCGTATCTGTCGGATACCACCAACAACGAGTACACTTCTTGAAGGCTTTTATGAATATTTACCAGGTCGTGACGGCGGATAGGTCTGGGGACTTTCTCTACTCTTGTGTCTAAGAACCTGTCAAAAACATCCGAAGGGTAAGGAAACTCTGCCAGAGGCAGTCTCCCACCCACACTCGCGTAATCACCTGCTTCTATCTCTTTAGTTTCTCTGATGTCTGTGACACCGCCGAGTCTGTAAAACACCGCGTAGAAACCTTTAATTTTTATAATCTCTCTTCCTTTTAACACGTTATAAGCTGAATGCGGATACGGGTATGGAAACTATGGAATACCCGTATTTAGAATCCGTACCCATTAATAACTTCGGCGCCGGCATGCTTGATACCAGGCCTGCTACGATGCTGGAGAGTGTTCCGCCACTCTCCATCGTAGCCATACATATAAACAAGCTTTCCTTGCTCGGCAGCTGAGCGTCTTGCACGAGATGGTAGCGATCCTGATCCTCCATTAAACACTGCGTCAAAAGACTCTTATATTTAGGTAGGACTGTATTGGTCACTACATGCACTTTTTCCGGCACAAAGTTCACCTCACTAAATAGCAAAGGAATCTCTATAACCGGGTCCATGTCTAGCTCGTTGAGGAGCTCTTCCAGCCCACACTCCGATAAGTTGGGCCGTCGGAATATTCTAGTAAGGTGCTTAACTACACTACTTTGACTTACCTGCATCGTCTTCCTCCTCTTGTTTAATTATCTGATCCACCGTGTCGTCATAACCATGAATCCTCAACAACTTACCGACCTTGGCTATAATATCAGGGCGTGCATGAAACGCTTTACTGAAGTCTTCCGCGGTCACACCGGTAACGCCTAGATCCTTGCAGGTGTATCTCTTAAAACTTACTACAGTTCCAAGTATCGACTCATTTGCAAAGAAGTCCGCCATGGCTCGGTCAAAACTGATCGAGCATTGGGTTTCTTCATCCGTATCTGAATGGTGATCGTTAATAAGATCATACTCGATTATACGGTTATTTGCGCCGTAGGAGTTTTTATCGATACGCATCATGACAGTCGTTCCTATCTTTCTTCCGGAGCCATCCTTCAGGATACCTTTCCGGGATAGTATGAGTTGCATTGCAGCGGTCTGATTAAAAGCCTTTCCGCCTATCTTTGTCTTGTTGTAGAGACTGCCCATCTCCGCGGACATGAAACTACCTGTGGCGCTCATGTCCACTTTGTCGTTCTGGTGCGAGGTTATGATTAAAACGCTGTTTAGGTCTCCCAGCAGGAACGGCAGTTTACGACACCACTCTTGAGCCCACTTAGAGTGACCGAAGTTTGAACCCTCTCCAATCTCTTTGATTTTGACCGACTTCTTAGCGGCTTTCTTAGCGGCTTTCTTGGCAACTTTCTTGACGGCTCCCTTAGCCTCGACGGGCTCAACTGTGTTCTCGTGCCCCTTCTTCTTCCAGTCATACACCCCGGCAGACTCAGCCTTAGACATAAGCTTGGACCAAGTATCCACTACCATGAGTAGGGGCGTATCCTTACCTACTATCCTTGTAGATTTTGAAGAGCTCATACCCCTTTGTGATAGTATCCAGTTGGTGTGATTCTTAGCCATCTGATCCACCGCGTGTACCCCGGTGAACATGCCAATCCGTTTGAGCATCTTAGCAGCAACCAAGCGACTGTTATTCAGAGCACGCATAGCCCAGTTTGGGAGTAGAGGTTTGCTCTCTGTCTCTTGCAAGGAGCAGGGAACTCCTACGAGCATCGCGCCTCCCATAAAGTAGTAGCACAATGTTGTCTTTCCTATGTTTTCACCTCCGATTATCTCTACCATCACCTTTGTTGGGATGCCATAAGCTCCGAACAAGTATTGAAGGTAGAAGTGCCTGAAAGGGATCATGTTGTGTTTAACTGAGTCAGCTGTATGAAAACCAGCAGGGCTGATCTTACTTTTAGCAAACATTGCGGCGAGAGTCTCACCTACTTGATCGACGAAATTTTCATTCTCATCGGCCATAATATCGAACGAGTAACTGCTATTCTGCATGAATGCAGGTATTTGAGTAGTCTCGGGTTTTATAGATTCTTCTTTTTTCTTAGGCATAATTGGATGGTAAGAACTGTAAGGGGTCGGACCTTACAGTTCCACCTATTTCTTTATTTACTTTGCTTCTGCGCCAGATTCACTAGTCGCCGAAGTGATTCCGCAGACAGATTGTCTCCGGAATCCATACTTGCCTGGAGCGCATCCAGTTCCGCGGCTTCTTCCGCACTCAGTGAACTTCCTGCAGACGGCGTCTCGACTGGTGCTGCTTGAGACGGAGTCGAAGCGGGTGTCGCAGCAGGGGCTGC